ATCAGCCACCACTACCGCACAAGCGCAACAAGATAATGTTATGCTCAAGGGACAAGTTGAATTAGGGAAGCACCAGCGGGAGATGGATAAGGCAACTAACGAAGCACAAGTTAAGACTCTTGAGGAAAAATTAATCCAGCAAGAAATGTTATTGCAAGCCATTAAATTCAAGCATCAGAATGAAAATGACCAAGAAAAAATGCTACTCGATGCAGCTATTAAATTGACTGATATAGAAGCAAAAGCTAAGTCTGACCAAGATGCTAATTTTATTGCCAATCAACAATTAGTACAAGGTGCAGAAGAATCCATAGATCAATCAGAAGGTGAAAAAGGTGAATAAAGTAGAATTAAATGACAAACTAGAACATGAAGTTCATCGTGGAGAATTAGCGAGAAAAGCTTATGCATGTTGGGTAAAAGATTATATTGAAACACAATCTATTGTTGTATTTGATAAATTTAAACAAGCACAATTTGGCGAATATGTGTTAATACAATCAGCAATTTCTGCGCTTAATTCAATAGAAACAGCTATTAAAACTGATATTGAAACGGGTGAATTAGCTAGAAAGCAATTAAATAAAGGTGAATAATATGGAATTATCAGAAATAGAAGAAATGATAAGACCATTAATAAAAGATTTATTAAAAGAAGAATTGGATAAGCTAGTTAAATCAACAAAAGAAGAATGTGATTTACCACTATCAAATGAATTGTATCAATATAGAAAATCTTTAAGGTGAAAAAATGAGTAATGAAACTATTGTTACAACCGAGTCTAACCCATCACAGGCGACTGGAAGTGTAACAGATCAAATATCTGCATTATTGATGGAAAATGATGCACCTGTAGTAGAAAAGAAAGAGCCGAAACAATCTAAGCCCAAAGCTCCAGAATCTAAGCCGGAATTACCCCCAAGCGAAGATTCAATGGATAGTGACGAAGATGAAGAAGGCGAGAAAGAAAGACAAGTAGATGATACTGGTGATTATGTAGATGAAGAAGTAGGTGAAGATGAAAGCACCAATGCAACTTGGTCGAAAGTATTAGGTGTACCAGAAGATAAGGTGGTTCTTGATGATGATGGCGAGTTCGCGGGATTCAAAATTAAGGTAGATGGTAAAATTGAGGTCGTCCCAGCTGCCGTTTTGATAGCGGGATTTCAGAACAATAAATCCAATACTTTAAAAAGCAAGGCCATTGCAGAAGAACGAAAACAAGTTGAAGCACAGCGTAATGATGTGCTTCAAGAGTATAGCAACAAGATTAAAGAAGCTAATGCTTTAACAACCTATCTTGAAAACGCTCTTACTAAAGAGTACCAAGGAATAGATTGGAATAGTCTTAGATTTCAAAATCCTGGTGAATATGCTGCTTTAGTTCAAGACTACAATATCAGAGTAGATGAAATTAGTAAGATTAAAGAAGCAACAAAAACAGTTGATTGGCAAGAACAACAAAAGTGGAATAATGAAATAGGACAAAAGACGCAAGCATACTTACAAGAGCAAGTTAGTATCGCGATTGAAAAGAATCCAGAGTGGGCAGATACAAATAAATTTAAAACTGCATTGTCAAATATGCAAAATTTTGTATCTGAATATGGATTCTCACCGCAAGAATTTGCTGCTATACAAGATGCCCGTGTATTGGAAATTATTAAAGACGCTCAAAAGTATCGTTCTGGTAAAACTGTAGCAGAAAAGAAACTGGCTAAGCCTATTGCAAAATTTCAAAAACCTTCTGGAAAGCAAGTGGCAGCTAAAAGCAAATTAGAGCAACTGACTAGCAAAGCTAAAGCTTCAAGCGGTTATGCAAAACATGCAGCGGAAACCGATGCGGTGGCAGAGTTGCTCAAAAACGTTTATTAACAATTTTTGGGGTAATTAAAATGAGTTCAGCAAATTTAGATTCCGCTGATTTAAAAGCGGCCACATATAAAGGCTTGATTCGTGAAGATGTCATGAATCGAATTTTTGATATTTCACGTATTCCACTTCCTTTTACTGATATGGTAGGTAGTGATACTCATAAGAATGAGTACACAGAATGGACACTTGATGTATTATCAACACCTGATGTTTCTAATGCAGTAATTGATGGATCTGATGCTGCTGGTAATAATACTGTTTTAGGACAACGTGTTGGTAATCATTCACAAATTTCACAAAAGGTTGTAAGGGTATCTTTCCGCGCAGACGCTTCTGATGTTATTGGTCGTACAAAAGAAACATCTTATCAAGTAATGAGACGCCAACAAGAATTAAGACGTGACGTTGATGCTATTTGCTTACAAAATCAAGCAAGTGTTTCTGATGATGGTAATACTGTTGCAGGCAAAACTGGTGGATTGCCTACCTGGCTAGGTTCTCATAATTATGGAGGTACTGCTGGTGGTTTCTCTAATACAACTGGCCTCACTGTGGCTCGTGTTCCTACGGCTGCGAGAGCATTAACTGAAACATTGGTTCGTGATGCTGTTCAAGCTGTATATCAAGATGGTGGTGATCCTACCATAATGATGTCAATTCCAGGTGTTATTCGTAAGTTTTCAGAATACCTATTTACATCATCAGCTCGCGTTGCAACATTAATGAGCGATCAGGGTAAGTCCTCAGAGCAAGCCACTGCTCTGGGCTCTGTCAATGTTTTTGTCACCGACTTTGGTACTTTGAAGTTAGTTCCAAATCGTCTTCAGAGAACACATGTTGATTCTGGATCAACTCAATCTGCTGATGTATTTATTCTTGACCCATCATATCTTTCTATTTCATATCTTAAAGGGTATAGAACAGAAGATTTAGCTAAAACTGGTCTTGCAGAAAATAAGCAAATGTCAGTTGATTGGACATTGAAAGTATTGACTGAAAAGTCACATGCAATCATTGGCGATATTAATCCAACCAGTGCTGTAACGTCTTAATAAACGAACAGTCCAATACCTGCTAGTTTTCCTACTTTGGTTATTCACCTTCCCAAAGTAGGTTTTATTATCAAGGAATATAAATGACAACTATTAAAAAACATGTAGAAAAAACAGACAAAGAATCTATTGAACAACCTATTGCGCCTATTGGATTAGAAGACTTGACTTACCCAGTTTTGGTTAGAAATAAATATGAATCAGCAATAGCTTTGGAAAGTGGGATAATTAAACCAGGAGAAGAAGGTCTAGCAACATATGCAGAATGTGGTTGCCTTCTTATTCAATATTTGGAGATAGTATAATGGCTACAGTAGCAGTACCAACATGTACAGGCATAGCAGTTGGGGCAATAGAAGCTGCATTAAGAACAGCTGGATTAGGATTCTCTGGTATGATGGCCAGCAATACAGCGGGAGGCGCAATGGATGGAGGAATTACTTCTACATTACTTTGCATTTCTCAAAATCCAGCAGCGGGCGTAGTAGTTGATTTAGGAACAAATATCGCCCTTAAATTCACAAATAGAGGAACATAAAATGGCAACTGTACCCGCAAATTTAGTTGGGATGGATACTCCCACAGCTTTAGCTGCTATTAAAGTGGCAGGATTAAGAGCGTTAAATATTCTTGCCTCCAATGCACAAGGCGGAGCAATGGATGGTGGCATACTATCACCACTAACAATTACATCTGTTAAACCTACTGGTGGTACTGTTGTTAGTGATGATACCTTTGTTATATTAAATTTTGGAAGAGGACTTTCATAATGAACTTTGAATCCTCATTTGATGGTGTTATTAAATCTGAATTTTTAACCCATATTGATGAAGTTTGTCATAAACAAACTCAACCAAATGAGGGTTTAATTCTTGCTAGAAATTATGAATTAAGAAAAAATCCAGGCGCAATACATGATCTAGGAGCACAAATAGGAAGTTCATGGGGGCGTATGATAGCTGATATTCCATTTAATATGTTTGAAAAAGCTATTCGTGATGGATATAAATTAAATCACTTAGATGGTAAAGAAGCTGAAAAGGAGATGGCAAGATATTTACGAACAGTGGAAGGAAACTCATGTATTGTACAAGCAAGTAAAAAGGGGTCTAAGTAATGCACCCCTATTATTAACAATATCTTAATAGGTAATACGATGGCTGGCAAATTAACAATAGGAACTACAGAAACAATAAGAGATCCAATATTGGCGCGCGCGTACTGTGCGGGAAGACTTGCATCAATATCTGGAGGATTACCAAATACTCATGTTAAAGGTACGCCTGAGTGGAGTGCTTACGATAATGGAGTTATGTCACGAATGATGTATGCAGCGGGTACAGTTGATAATTGTGCAAATCCCGTTCCAAATACAGTTGCAGTTCCTAGTCTTATTGGTCTTACTTCCTCAGCTGCAAATGTAAAATTATTACAATATGGATTTATAGCAGGAACAGTTACAGGAACAACTGGTGTTGTCACTGTACAATCGCCTGTGGCTGATGTTGCTGCAACGTATGGTTCTGCTATTAATTACACTATAGCTTAATAATTGGTAAATAGGATAATATGATGGCTAAGCTAATTCGTTCATTAAACTTCAAGCGGAATGTAAACTACTTTACTGAAGGAAACCCAGAAAGAACTTGGCCACATGTTTTAAATACTATTGGTATTGGGAAAATAAATAGGTTAGGAGAGGGGATGTTATTTCCGTTAACTTCACCAACTCAGGCGACAGGTACGGCTCCAACTAAAGGAGCATTATCCCCCGATGACCTTTTTTATTATAACGTAAATACAACTACGCCAAACATAAGCCAGTTTTCAAGAGATGCAGTTACTGGACTATTAACACCATTAACGCCCCCTACCGTAGCAATAGGATCAGGACCATTTGATGTTAAAATATCAAAAGGTGGAAAGTTTTTATATTCTACCGATTATTCAGCAAGTACGCTAAGACAATTTTCCAGAAATATAACGACTGGCCTACTAACACCATTAAGCCCCGCTACCGTATCAACAACAACAGGGTGTTATGAAATAGCAATATCCCCTGATGACAATTATTTATATTGTGCAAATTTCTCTGGGAATTGCATCAATCAATTTTTAATAAATACAACGACAGGGCTACTAACACCATTAAGTGCAGCTACCGTAGCCACTGGAGCAGGGGCTTATTCAATAGCTATTACAACCGATGGCTTGTTTGTTTATAGTACGAATTATTCAGCGGCAACAATAAGTCAATTTTCAAGAGATATATCAACGGGGCTATTATCTCCATTGACACCAGCCACTATAGCAACAGGAACAAGCCCAGCCAGTATTAAAATATCAACTGATGGACTCTTTGCTTATAATACAAATTTAGTTGGAAATGTTATAAGACAATTTTCACGAGATGTAGTAACTGGATTATTGTCGCCACTAACGCCAGCGACAGTTACTACAGGAGTTGCTGCGAGACAAATAATCTTGTCTCCTGATGGAAAATTTGCTTATACGGCAAACTCAACTAGTAATACCATTAGCCAATACTCACGCGATTCAGTCACTGGATTATTGTCTCCACTAACGCCAGCGACAGTTACCACAGGGTTAATTCCATACGATATAGATATATCACGAGATAGGAATTTTGCTTATGTCGTAAATAACGGTGCTAATGCTATAAGTCTGTATAAAATAGGAAAATCTATATCTACTTCCATAACTGTTCCATATGTTTTAGGAATGACAGAATCAGAAGCAACGTTAATGCTAATCGCATCTTCATTGGTAAAAGGATCAGTTACAGGACTATCTGGTAATGTTACGAGTCAAAATCCAATAGCTGGGTCATCGGTTGTTAGTGGATCTTCTGTAAATTTAACGATGCAATCAACTATTGTCCCTTACTTAGTTGGATTAAATCAGGCAGCAGCAATTATATCCCTTAATACAAATTTTTTAAAGGCGGGTACTATTACTAACATTAATGAGCCAATCATTTCACAATCACCAGTAGCCTCAACTATTGTTGCAACTAATTCTTCAGTTAATATAACGCTATCAGCGACTTTTACACCATTATCCATAAATCCTGAAGCTTGGTATAACATGAATGATATTACCTCGCTATTCCAAGATACCGCAGGAGCAACGCCTGTTACAGCGTCTGGTCAGGCTATAGGCTTAATAAAAGATCAGACAGCAAATGCCATTAACCTCACTCAACCAACGGCATCATTAAAACCTCAGTATAAAACAGCAAATACCATTATTGGTCTGGCTTCAGCTATATGCAGCGTGCTGTGGCATGATTTAGTTGATGATGCTATGATATGGAACGGTACAACTGGAACACGCTATCTTGCTGTTAATACACTGTCAGGGGTGCAGTTTTATATGGTTCCCCCATTAACAAACGGTCAGGGATTTCCGGTTAATCAATTTATTGATTGCGTCGTTAGACTCACTAATTACACTACTCAAGAACGTGCAGATTTAAATGCATATTTTCTAAGTAAGCGGCCTAATGTACCCATAAAAGATTTTAGTTTCATTTGCAGACAAACTCCTTATGTTGGGCGGCCTTATCAAATTGCAACGGGGACTGTACAGCAGGCATTTGGCGGTGGAACAACCTATACAAGTTTATTTTCTGGTAATCAAACCGTCTCACCACTTGAATTAATGACGATAGACTTTAATCCCGATTCAGGGCTGGGCTATTTGAATGTAAGTCAAAATAATTTATCAGGCACTTTGCCATTTTTCAGAGATTTTACATTTACTGGAATGACGACATTACACGCCGCTGGAAATAAGCTAACAGGTTGCATTGATGATCTACCAGCAGCTTGTGTAGAATTATATTTGTCCGATAATTTATTAACAGGCGTTATACCATTCATACCTTCAACGTTAACTGGATTTTATGTAAATAATAACCATCTACAAGGAGATTTACCTACTTTCCCTACAAATTTACAATCCATTGTTATCTACAATAACCAATTTAGGAACGCAATAACTGTGCTACCAGTGGCATGCATCGAGTTCGTTGGTGGTCAGAATCAATTTACCGGTTCAATACCCGCTTTAACTCCAATTGATTTAGTAACTTTTGAGGCTAACGATAACCAGCTTACAGGATTTACAGGGGGAATAAACTCAAAAATAAATCGGATAATGGTACAAAATAACCTGTTAACCCAGGCCACCGTTGATGCTTTACTTGCTGCATGTGTTACGGCGGGCACATTAAGTGGTGAAATTAATGTGGGGGGAACGGGTAACGCGGCAGCTTCATCGGCTGGATTAGCTAGCAAAGCTACTCTTATTTCAAGAGGGTGGACAGTTACAAATAACTAATGAGATGAATACATGAAAATTTTACTAGGTGCAATTTTATTAACTTATGCCAGTTTTGTCTACTCGGTTCCATCGTTTCCAGGATGCCAGGGTGGGGGCTGTATATCTGTTGGTGGTCGGGGTGGGGCAGTATTTGAAGTTACGAATCTTAATGATTCAGGCGCTGGCAGCCTGCGAGCTTGCGTTGAAGCAGTGGGAGCAAGAACTTGTGTTTTTAAAGTAGGTGGCACAATTAATATGTTATCTGGATTTTATCTAACAAATCCATATCTTACCGTAGCGGGGCAAACCGCACCAGGCGGTGGTATACTTCTTAGTGGAAAAGCTATAGCTCAACATATGGTTGTCCTATCAGCACATGATATGATCTGGAGATATATGCGGCATAGAAAGGGCTACTCGTCTGCCTGTTCCGTTGCTGCGACTTCTGATTGTGGAGCAACTATGATATCAGAATCAAGAGCGTATAACATAGTAATCGACCATAATTCTACAAGTTGGAATCAGGATGAGGGTATTGGTTTCTGGAGCGCAACGGCTACTTCTCCCGTAGTAAAAAACGTTACTGTATCTTATAATCTGATAGCCGAAGGTCTTATTTCACATTCTACAGGGATAATAACTGGTGGAGCTGCTACTTTAACGGATCAGATGACTGATATTGATATACACCACAACCTTATAATTAATAATAGTCACCGCAACCCATTACTTAAACACAAGTCTTCAAGACTTGTTAATAATGTTTATTATAACCAGAATTTTTATGTAAATCAGATGGGAGGTGGAGTTAGCGTAGATATTATCAATAATCTATTCAAACTAGGCCCAATGAATAAATCCGCTACTCATGAAATTCAGGCATATTCAGATGGTTCTGTAGACCTTGCAGTAGGCAATCCATCGGCTTATGTAGTTGGAAATATAGGATGGCATCAAGCTAGTTCATCTGGAAATCAGTGGCTTATGGCTTCTCAGGTTTTAGGTGAAAATGGATCAGATACTTCAAATTTACCTTTCCCTACTGCTTGGCAACGTGCTACTGCTTTAGCTAACACTCTATATCCCATTGTATCTAATACGACCGCGATAATGGAACCATTAGTAGTAGCTTCCGCGGGAGCATCACAAAAACTTAATTGTAATGGTACCTGGGCAGCTAATAGGGATGCTGTAGATACTCGTTTAAATACTCAATATAATACCAATACAGGCATCACAGTGCTTCCTACTACTGAAGATGATGTAGGTGGGTTTCCTACTATAGTAAGTGGTACTCCGTGTGCAGATACTGACCACGACGGTATGCCAGATGTTTGGGAATCTGCTAATCATTTGAACCCTAATCTATCCTCAGATGGGGCTGCAATAATCGCAAGCGGACAAAATGCTGGTTATTCTAATTTAGAAATTTATTTAGCAGGTAGATGATTTATCTATCTAATAATCTTAACTTATTGATTTTGGTGGTAAGTTATATGTGGACAAAATGATGTATATGTTATTAATGATAGCTTTTTTAACAGCTTGTACTCCAATGGCTTCCACTATGAGAAGTAGTCAGTCATCTGCACAAGATCAACAATCAACACAAGGGCAAGATTCAACTCAAGGATTAAGCCATGCTTCGAGAACTAGCGATATGCCTATTATTATTATTTGTAATCATGTGGGCACTGGTGCTTCTGAGTGTATAAGGAGATCAGTTCCATTTGATGAAGCTAAGGACTTAACACAATGAACTATAACTCAATAACTACAACTGCATTAGCTTACGCGGATAGGAAAGATCAACCTGTTATAGATATGATGAGCTACTTTCTATTAATGGTTGAATCCCGAATCAATAGATTGCTTGTGATTGAAGATATGAGCAATAGGTATAGATTCCCTGAACCTAATCCTACTGATGGTAGATATGAGTTGCCTGCTGATTTTTCAGCAATGCAGGATATAGCTATTGTTAATATGACTATACCTTCTAGTCGTATGACTCTTTCATTGCTTAACCCAGAGCAAATGAATACAGCTACTAATACAACCAATGTTGATAATAGTAAAAAACATTTTTATCAGGTATTAGGAAACCAACTAATAGTTCAGCCTGTAGTAGTCGATGGTACAAGTTGGTTGGAAATAGTTTATTATGGTAATATTATTCCTTTAAATATTATTAATACCACTAATTGGATTTCAGACAATCATCCTGATTTATATATTAATGGATTAGTTACAGAAATTAATGCTTTTGTTAAAGATGCAGAAGCTACTAATTTGTGGAATACTAGATTTCTACAAACTATTCAAGAATTAAAAGACGCTGATGAATTATTGGTATATTCAGGTACACCACTACAAGTAAGGTTAGGATAATATGAGTCTGGAAACTGCAACAACTATATCTGGATTAGTTTCTTCTAATCCTACACCTGGTGATCCAGTTAGTCAGGGCGATGACCACTTGCGCCTTATCAAATCAGTTCTTAAAATACAATTTCCAGGAACAGCAGGACAGGGGTATGCTACTCCAATAACTGCTACTGAAGCAGAATTAAATCATGTGCATGGTGTAACTGTTGATATTATGCCATATTTAATGCCAGTAGGGGCTATTATAATATGGTTTGGATCAACTGTTCCTACAGGTTGGAAAATATGTGATGGCACATTAGGCACACCTGACTTGCGTGGTCGCTTTGTTATGGGTGTTAATACAGCTGGTGGTTTTCCTGATTTTATGACAGGTGGCACTGCTGATTCAGTTGTCCCTGCACATACGCATACTGCCACTAGTGTATCTACACCAAGCTTGACTACTGGATCAGAAAGTGTAGGACACACACACACATTCGTAACTGGTGTTGAAAGTGCTACACATACCCATCAGTATAATGCAATTACAGGATCAGGTGGTATAGGGGGTGGATCTCCTTCTGGACAAGGTGCATTAAATACTGCAACTGAATCGGCTCAACATACACATAGTGGAGCAACTAACACTGAAAGCGTTTCTCATATACATGGTGTTAATGGCACTATAGCAACAAATACAACTATCGCGTCTACGGGTGTATCTGCCGTAAATGCGAATCTTCCTCCTTTTATGGTACTTGCTTACATAATGAAGACATAATTATGCAAAATTTAATGACCATTAAATTAGCAGGTAATGCTGGTATAAATTATGATTTACCAGCTTGCGATCTTGAGCCTGATTACTTCACAGCGGGAAGCAATTATGTATTAAGAAATGGTAAAATTCAAACATTTTGTGGATCTACTTCTATGAATGGTGGTCCTGGTGCTGCAAACCAGCTAGCTCAGATAATGTTTGTACAGTCTGGTTCAGCAAACTATTTTGTTTGTCTTGGTCAGAAAGTTATAAAGTGCTTTGATGGCGCTACTTGGAGTGAAATAGGTTCAGGTGGTTATTCACTAATGGGCCCAAATGATTACCTACAGTGGAATTTTTGCAAACTAGGTAGTATACCTATAATAAATAATGTGCAAGGATATCCACAATATTGGTCTCCTCAAACCCCGTCTTCTCATGTAACTGATTTACCATTTAGTATAACAGAAACATGGACACAAAAGGGATATAGAACTAAAGTAATAAGGGCACATAAAAACTTTTTATTCGCTCTAGGAATGTTTGAAGGCGCTAATGATTATCCAAACAATTACAGATGGTCTACTGCGGCTGATAATAATGGTATCCCATATACATGGGATCCACTTGATCTTTCTGGTATTGCTGGTACTGCTAGCATATTGGGTAATAATGGACCAATTGTAGATGGTATGTCAATGCGCGATGCGTTTGTCATTTATACTACAGATGGCATTACTGTACTTGAGCCATCAGGTGATTTATATATTTGGAGAGCTAGGTCGCTTTCTGATACAGTAGGATTAATGTCACAAAACTGTATCGCTAATATTAATGGTAATCATATTTTCTTATCTCGTAGTGATATAATGATAAATGATGGCAACTCTATTAGATCAATTACCGATAAGAAAATAAAGACTAAGCTTAAAGGATTAATAAGTAGCGTATCTTTCGATACAAGTTTTTGTATTGTTGATGAAAGAACTAGAGAAGTTTGGTTTTGTGTTCCTGATGCAAATTCAACATACCCAAATCTTGCTATTATTTATAATTGGGCATTTGATCAAATATCAGTTAAATATTTAGATCATCCATATACCGCTATGTGTTATGGGCCAGCTACATTTTTGACTACATCATCATCTTGGGATTTAGCAACAGAAAATTGGAACACTAAACAAGGAATATGGTCATCTGATTCAGCATCATTATTTTCATTTGAAATAATAGGCATAGAACCAGCAGGAAGTGCATTATATAATCAAGGTCAGAATGATGGCACATCAGGCTTATTGACCAATCTTGAGAGGACAAGCGTTGTATTTGGCGATCAGCGCAATGTCACAACGATAATTAGGGTGTATCCACATATGCATGGGTCATCACCTATCGCAATGCAATTTGGATCACAGGACTATGTAGATGGACCAACTAGATGGGAACCTATCGTAAACTTTACACCTGCTAATGATAGGAAAATAGATTTAAGAACAACAGGTAAATTGCATTGCTGGAGAATTACAGCTACAGACTCTATAGGATTCACATACAATGGTATGGATATTGAATATGTTCAAAATGGAGTTAGATAATGGAACAACCTCCTTATGATACTGATCCAAAATTATCGGAATATCTTACCAGGCATTTAAGAGAGTTATTCTTTGACAGAGGGAAAGCTACTGATATTACCGCTTTAACAAACAGAGTTGCTGCACTTGAAAATAGACCAAGAGGTGGTATGAGGAAAACGATGCCTCAAGTCATTGGTGCACTTGGCGCAGCTTTTGTGAGTGTTGTAGATTACCAATTAAATTGTTTTGGTGATAATCAATATGTACTTCTTGATTTTGCAGCAGGCACATTAACTCCAGAGTTAGCTGGTAACTATACCATTCAGATGAATATGGAAATTAGTTTAACCTCAGATAATAACTCTAATAGGAATTTTCACATAAGACTTTATGACTTAACAGATAGTGCGCCTATCGTTGAAACTGATAACCTTATTTACATTGGTGCATACCAGGGAGGAACAACTTTAAGTATAACGATACCAAGTTCTATTATATCAGCTGTTAACAAGTCGTATGTTATGCAGGTAGGTGGTGGCAGCACATTTGCAGCCTTCACTGTTCATCAAGCTAGTTTTACTGTGATGGCACTATAATGAGTAAATACAGATTCGAGATATTACATCCATTAACAGTTATACAGAAGTGGGATGAAATAAAGCCTCACATAGATAGAGTGGTAGAGGCTAGCAAAGACGAGCTATGTATTGATGTGATTAAGGATAAACTGCTTAATGGTAGAAGTATCATAGTTGCTGTATTTGAAGATAACATTATACTTGCTGTAACAACAGCGGAAGTTGTTATTTATGATAGCGGGTTACGATCACTTTTAGTCCCTATATTTGGTGGTGATGGCCTATTTGATTGGGGCGCCGAATGGTTGGAAGTATTTAAAAAAATAGCTACAGAGCTTAATTGTTCTGAAATACGTGGTCTTGCAGTCAGAGGTGGTTGGATGCGAGTTCTTAAAGATTATGGCTTTAGTGAGAACCACGTAGTCATAACAATGCCAATATATTAGGAGATAATCATGGGTGGTCAGATACCTGCACAAAACGGTCAAAATTTTTCAAATGGTTCTTCTAGTAATTCTAGGTCAGGCCAAAGTAATTTTGGTCAAAATGTATTTAATAGTGGTGCATTGAATGGGCTATATGGTGCTGCCCAACAAATGTTTGGTAGGCAAATGGGACAAAATGACCAGAATCAACGATGGTCACAAAATCAAGCTGATAGTGCTTCACGAGCAAACCAGGGCATGCAACAAGGAGGTGTATATGGTAATCTTGGTATAGGCAATAAATTGATGGATTCATTGCAGCAATCGCAGAATAATCCTTCTAACATGCAATCTATTAATAACATGATAATGGGGGGCAAAGGCAACACGTCGCTTGATGCAATGAAAAGCACTCTTGAAGGTGATGCGGCAAGAGCGGGGAACCTTAATCAGGCGACTAACACCGCTCAAGCTGCTGCAAGCGGAATGTCGGGCGGTTCACGGCAAGGCATAGCGGATGCACTAGGTAAAGAGGGCATCAATCGTAATCTACAGGCTACAGAGGCTAATCTAGGCTACAATACCTTTAATGATGACCTTAACCGCAAGCTTAACATTGCACAGCAAGCAGATCAAAATACATTCGGTAGGCAACAGCTTATGTCTAACATGTTAGGTAGCCAGCAAGGAACGATTAATCAAGGAATTAACAATACAGGAAATATTCAAGGATATGGGAATAATGCCGCCAACACAGGTTGGAACCAATTAGGACAATATGGTAATGTAATAGGAGGACCAACAGTTCTGAATAATGGAAGTAGCTCTAATCAAGGTTCTGGTTCATCATCAGGTTGGGGATATGGGACAAATAGTTCTGGCGCAGGAAAGGCATAGGAGATTGACATGGGTGGTCAAATTGCATCAGCCGCTGCTGGAGCTACAGAACAAGCTATATCAGAGGCTGCTGCTTCCGCTATTAGTTCGGCTGCATCAAGCGGTGCAGGAACAGCGATGGGTAGTGGCATGGGTAGTACCATGGGAGGGCTTGCATCAGGAGGAGCTGAATCTGGAATAGGTAATGCTGCTGGTTCATTCCTTGATAAAGGTATGCCTTATGCTATGGGCGCACCTGCTTCTAGTGCGTTAGGTTCAGCTGGAGATGCGGCTGCAGGTAGTGGTCTTGCGACTTATGGCTCAGGAGGATGGGGAGGTGGCAATGCTATGTCTACACCTGCTGCAAATGGAGGACCAGGTTTTATGAGCAATTTAGCTAATAAAGCTATGGAATCTACTATAAATAATACTATGCAAGCAGGTATGCAGAAACTCATGGGGCCACATGGGAATACGCCTACACAGCAACAAAACGTATCTAAGGGAATGGAAGGATTGCAATCATATGTTGATTCAAGCGACCCTGGTCAAGCTTTAGATTCACCAATGGATATTAATGGTTTCATTGCACAAGTTCAAAGGGGGTCATGATGGCAGGAAATATGGAAGGATTGGGAACAATGTTATCGTTCCTACAACAAGGTTCTGATCCAGGGAGTGATCAGACTCCTGCTATGCAAATGCCAAATGTTCAAATGCCAGCATTACAACAGCATCAACCTGGTTCTAATTTTATAAAAGGAACTTTACATAGTATTCTTGGTAATCTTGCGAGTCAATATGTTAGCAATAAATTACAAAAACATATGGACAAAACAGATGCAGAAGATACAATGAAATCATATGCTCCTATTGTAGAGAGTTTAGCAAAAAGTTCCACAAATGAGTTAGATAAGCAGCATTATGGTGTATTCTCTAAACTAATAAACTCTGGCGATCCAAATTTGGTCAACCAAGGTATATCTGGTATACAAAACAAAATAAAACAAGCTAGTGAATTAACCTCAAACCAACGTGATTGGGCTGATCCAGAGCAACATGCTAGAATGGTTGCAGAAGATACTTATAAAAATATGCCACAAATAGCCCGTGAAATGTCTGTAATGTACCCAACTTTAAAACCAGGTTCCCCAGAGTACGCTATGCAAGCTATGCTACTAAAACGGTCTGGTGCTATGAATATTAATATGGGTAACCCAGAGGCACCATTGACTCAATTTGAAATGGAACATTTGGTTGATTCAAAAGGTAATCCAGTGCCACAAATACCATTGGGCATAAAACGTGGAGATGCTGCTAAACAAGGTCTTGCTGTTGGTAAAGTATCAAGTGAAACAGAGGCTAGAACAGCAGCATCAACTGTTAGTTCACAAGATATTGCCGATAAGATAGCAAAATTAAGGGGGCAAGGTCACGAAATATCCGGACTACCGGGCGCTATAATAGACTATAGGTCCGGTAGTTCATTATTGCCAGCCGCTATTAATGAAGGTTTACATAAACTAGGGTACGATATTACACCACAACAGACCCAACTTATTTCTTACACAAAAAGTTTAAGTAATCAATTAATACAAGCTATGCGCGGTGCTCAAGTTGGCCCACAAGAACAAGAGGCATTTGAAAAGTCTTTGCCTGTTGCAGGTCAGCCACAAGAACTATTTGACCAAAATTTAAGTACTACAATAGATAATTTAGGTATTATTAATAAAAGGCGTGCATCACTAAGAGGATTACCAAATGCATCTACTGGTGAGTCACAGTCATTGCCTAAAATTCCACCTGTAGGATTTATTCATAAGGGTTACATATTCAACGGTGGCGATCCTAGCCAAAAAGAAAATTGGAGTAAACAATAATGTCAGATAGCCCCTGGGAAGATTTTGCTGCAGACCCTAAACTTTCTGCTGCGAGGCATGTAGAAAATGCTATTGCTGCTGAGAAATTGCCATCAAATAAAGCTCATTTCATACGAGGTTTATTTGGCCAAGAAACTGGCAATGGTGCAAACACTACTACATCTAACCATGGTGCTACTGGTCCACTACAAATAATACCAGGCACATTTGCACGTAATGCTGATAAAGGGTGGGATATACATAATCCTGCCCATAGCACGCATGCAGCTGTTAGAGAAGCATCTAGGCAATATGATGCAGCAGGCGGTAACCCAGAGTTGGCGGCTGCTGGCTACTATGGCGGTGATGGTGGTAGAATAAAGGCTGCTAAAGGTATTGCAATAAAAGATAGTAAAAATCCAAGTGCCCCTAGCACTATATTATACGGCAATCAAGTATCTGAAAAATTGCCTAGCGCAGTAAAAGAGGAACCTTGGGGCGATTTTTCTGGTAATGCAAATAAGTTTGCTACCAAAGCGCACCAGGGCATGGAACATATAGTATCATCTGTGCCAGACCAAATGCTATCTAATGAATTAGCCGCGTATAGGCGTGGCCCTGCTGCATACCAAAGATGGAAAGATGCGCAATCTATGCCGCCAACTGAAAAGGCAATGATTGCTGCTGGACATGAAACATCTAATCTTATTAAAGGAACTAATAAACTTGGCTACAATTTAGCAGGTATGGTAGCAGATAAGTGGAATCAAGAGCATCCTAGTTTGGTGGGTGAGTCGCCAGCAAAGAATATGCAAGCTAAAGTAAGAACTATAGAGGCTCAGCAACCAGAAGCTACTAAGCTGTATCAAGAATTTAAAGAAAGTCAAGGAATACCTGGTGCTCTTGGCTCTATGTTGCCCTATATTGTATCTAGCCAGTTGATTGGTAAACCTCTAGCTAGCGCTGGAGAAAAGCTAATACAAGGATTAGCTGAAGTTCCAACTGCTGCCATAGGAGCTGGTAAGCAAGCATCAGAGTCCATAGTTGATAAACTAGCTGCATCTAGTAGTACACCATTAAAGAATATCTTTGGTAAAATTAAAGGTGAAATAACAGACCCATGGAAAGAGGCAGGAGTTGCTGCTAAGGCTAGGCCCATAGTCACTAATCCATACTTACAAGGTCGTGGTGGTGAACTCGTAGGTAATACAACTCTTGGTGCTGCTGAAGGTGGCTTAAATACAGAGTCAGATGCAAAGTATGGGGCTATTAGTTCTGCACTTGGTACTTTAACTGGTCAAATAATAAAGCCAGCATTAGTGGTAGCTCCAAACTTTAGGGAAAATAATCCTGTAGAACAGTCTGCATTAAAGTGGTATAAAAGTCAAGGTGGACGGTTACTACCAGGTTTAGAGACTGGCTCTAAAAGACTGCAAACTTTTGAACGTACACTGGCATCTGATGCTACATATGCTGATCCATTACATAGGATTATGGCGTCTAATGATATAGTTAATAATAGTATTGCAGCTAAATCTATGGGTATGCCTATAACTGATAAGCAGTCATTTTCACCAGAGCACTTAATGGCGCATAAGAATGCTCTTGGTAAAGAGTACGACCAATTAGAATCTGGTACAATAGCTAATTTTACGCCAAGTGATAAGGCTAATTTAAGGCAGCATATAGTAAATCTTGGTAGAGATAAGACCCAAGCTGGCAAAGTCCTTAGTTCTGATGCGGCAGACTACCTGCGCCAAATAGACCAATTGACACCACAACGTGATCCATTAACTGGTCGTATGTTAGCCATGAATATTACCGGTTCAGATTTTAAAGACTTGCGTAGTAGATTGCAGTCTGATATAACCGGTTCGTTCCAACAAGGAAACAGACAACGTGCTGATGCACTAAAACCTATACTTAAAACTGTTGATGATGCAGTAGAGCGTGGTGTAGCTAAGAAAGGTGGTACTGCCGGTGTTGCACAATGGAAAGACCTTAATGAGCGGTATGCTATAACACAATTAGTTATGGACCAAGGTCTCTCCCCAACTGGGCAGTTTGATCCATCTAAAATGTACCAATATTTAGCTAATAATGATATACGTAGAATTGTTCTTGGTGAAGGTGGTAGAGTTAAAGACTTACATAAACTAGCTCAAGTAGAGCACATGTCTAAGCACCAGGCTGGGCCCGACATTAGTGGTTTGACACAAAACAATATGTTTAATAGAGTGACTAACTCTCCTATAGAAAAGATGTTAATGACACCTTATGCTGGCTGGCCTGGGTTTAGCCCAATATCTAATGCAGCATTAAAGTTGTATAGTTCTGAAAGATGGAGCCCAGCTAAATATGGGCTACTGCATATGTCTGGTAAAAACTTTGGTAATCCTGTAACCTATGCAAGAGCCAATGAACAAGCTAATCAGACACGTGTTAAAATTGGTAATGCAGTTATAGATGCTGAAAAATACATACCAGATAAGATTGAGAGAATATATGATTTGGCTAAAAATAAAGCCTCTGGTAGATAGATTAAAGAATAATTGAAAATCATCTATTATTATCTCATAAAATTGATGATTCTATCTATCAAATCTTCGATATAAGAAGAGAAAATTAAAAAGATGATTTACCCTACGGGGTATAAATTATCTCTCTTTAAATCGAAGATTTTGATTAAGTATTAAGTTCTAAAATATTTTGCTACAGGATGAAATGGTATCCCATCATTAGTCCATTCAAAGAATTCTACATTGACATATTGACCAATATAATCTGCTTGATTATACAGTATGTCAGTTTTCTCTTCAATTGTTCCTGGTGCTAATGCTCTAAAGAATCCCCCGCTAGGTATTGCACATTCTAACACAGCCCAACCATCTACTGATGCAACTATGTTTGTCACAAGAAATTCTGCATCTAACCATTTTTTCACCTTAACAAGTGACTTGCTACGTTTACCAGGTTCATATCCTGTATCATTTGTTCTAAGAATAAGACCTTCATATCCATCTTCAATGGCATTATGTAAATGCTCGTTTAAATTAGATATTTTATTGCCAAACAAAGTAGGTGCAATGTGAACTGCTTTTGGAGTAATTAGATTACATAAATAATATAATCTATTCTCATATTTATCTGGTTTCATAATATCATAGCATATGAACTCTAATTTTTCATTACCTGGCTGTATCTTGCGAATAAGGCTTCCTGCGTCCTGTAATTGCATACCATGAATGTACAACTCTCCATCAAGAGTAGTTCCTGGTGCAATGTTCAAATTATCTAAAATATGACTTATTGTGTTTATAGTTTTACCATTGCGTGAATAAGCAATGATCTCCTTTCCTGTATTGGTTATTAAGCATCTATGCCCATTATATTTATACTGAACAAAGCATTTTTTGTAATCAACTTTAGAGTTCTTTAGTTGCTGTGCTAACATAGGCTTTAAGAGCTTATCAGCATTAAGGCCGACTGATAACCTCGCTTCCTCAATAGAATAGCAGTAACCTTTATCTAGTTGCTTATTTATGCGTGAATCTGACCTCAATTCTACCTGCTCGGATAGACTTCTTCCCGATTTATTGACTCTAACATGTTCAACCTGATCTTGCATTGCCCCATGTAATTGACCATAAGATATTATTAATTTACCTTGTTGCCAAAGCTTTTGAATAGTCCATATTTGTATTGCACCTGTAGCAGTTACTTTATATAAATTAGTAATCATTTTCCACCTCTGATTTTATCTTCATACCATAACACCAGCCTGCAAACCATGAATGAAATTCCTCTATTGATGATGTAGGGTAAGAATTAGGATTATTATATAATGGTTCATTGTTCTGTGCAGCTTTGAATCCTGCATCATATTGATCTATCATAAATATACATTTATTAATATTGTTGTGTTGATGCTATAATAATCCATATCATAGATATTATGGTAACTATTACTGCCCATTTTAAAGTTTCTGCATTGTTCATTTTACACTCCAATCAATTACGTTTATAGTTTGTGTAGGTGGAACATGAACGTGTCTTGTTTCTTCATAGGTTCCTCCAAATGCCCAGTAAAGTGCTGTTTCTATTGGCGCGCCTATCAAGCCACTATTTTGTACATTGTAGCCGCCGCATCCTGTTAGTAGTAATGTTGTTAATAATATTATTTTCATTTTAGTAACTCCAGGTAAAAAGAGAGTGATAGCCGTTGCAATAACTACCACTCTTGAGTGTTGCTGGGATTTGAGAGAACCTACCCAGCATTAGGTAATTTAGCCATTATAGCATTCCTCTATATATAGTTTCTGCATGTCTTAATGCAATTACTGCCCTATCATATTCTATAGATTGCATAGCTCTTTCTTCAATATTATTTTTTATTGACATACTTCCTAATCGTTCAACTTTATATTTACATTGCATATATTTTATAGCAGACTCTTTCAATTTTGTTTCTTTTTCAATTATATCTATGCACATTACAATAATCCTTTTTGATTTTTATCTAATTTCCAAGGGAACCAATAATGGCATTCAGGGCAGAATTTAAGCTGTAAACTGCGCATTTCACCTAATTGTTGATTCCCACAACGAGGACAGTATTTTATTGATTGAGCCCAAGTGTTTTTAAATAGAAAATATTTAATTTTCTGTATTAAAGTTGGTTTATACTCATGATTCTTATTGAAATGAGCTGCACAATTGCTTTGCAAGTTAGTATTCATAAAAAGTCACCTATTTGTTTAATACTTCTACCAGATCGTGTCCATAATTCATATACACTTTTAATATCTGAATATGTTTCATTGTATATTATGTATTCGCATCCTGTATTAAGCAGCATTTTAGTACAATGCATACATGGTGATGTGGTTACATAACATATATAAATTTCTTTAATATTATTACATTTCATTAATGCATTTTGTTCAGCATGTATAGCCTCGCATACATTTAATCCAGTGCCGTGTGGTAAGTATGCACCAGAGCATGGACTATTAATACAATGGTCTAAGCCTAGCGCATTACCATTATAACCTTCACCTATTATATGGCTATGCTTATCTATTAATATGCAACCAACCATTCTGCGTATACATGTGG